GGAAGGAGTTTTATGCTGCACATTTTGCTACCATGTGGGCTGGCCAAATGAGAGAAGGTGAGTTTAACACCTTTGCTGGTTCTCAAGGATTGAGTGCTCCATTGGCTATCATTGAGGTGGATTCAGCCACCCTTAGAGGGGGCATGTTCAAATTGATTTACACTGCCATGACTCGTTCCAAAGATATCATCTTTTGTATCAAATATGGGAGTAATGGTTTGGATCAACGATATGAGGCTGAGCATCCTATTTTCAAACATTTGGCCTATTATCGGCAAAGGTATGTGCCTGGTCGTCCGGTGCCTATTGTCGCTGAGCACACTGTGGATATGTTCGAGCTTGAGGGGCAGCTGCCGGCTCACATGAAATTGGTGTTGAGTGGTCCTCCCCATAAGTTGGTCAATTGGGACTTTGTCAAGCAATTTTGGCCTGAGGATCAATTGTTGAATTTCGTGGACCCCGATGAAAGTGTTCAACGTGGTGGGGCTCGTTTGCGATATGATGATCCAATTTATTCAGACGCATACGATTTCAAGCCTTTCATAGATGAAACCGTGGAACCTTTGGTCAGGGAAGGAAATCTGAGGGAAGCTGGGGTTTTGAGTTCCAAGTTACGTACAAGCTTACCAGCTGTTGATTTGCAAGATATTCGAGAGAGGCATGAGTCAGATGTTTGTGAAAGGTACACACGCGAGCTTCAAAATGAGTTGGGTTTTAGTGATCAAGCACCAGATTTACCAATACGTCGTGCTGACGCCACGATCCTTGAGGCTAAAGAGATAAAGCACATGTTTCCCCATTTGAATAAGAGAAATGGCCGAAAGTTGTGGACTGAAATCCAGAAAGCCTTACCACTTAGGGAACGTGTTGGTTATAGTGATCCAATTGCCACAAACTTTGGTTTGGTTCAGAATGCCAAGGACACCGTGAGTTTTCTGGAAGGCGTTCGACAAAGAATCGTTAAGTTGCCGTCTCCTGCCGAAAATTATGCCAATTTAGCTGATGAGGTCCCAATCGGAAATTCAATGTGGGAGGCTTGGTGTCATTATGTTCAATGGAAAGATCCTGTGGCTTTCAATGAGTTGGAGTACTCGGCTGCTATTCAAACTTTCCAGGAGAGGAGGGCTGATAGATCTGCGGCAATGAAGAAAATGAGCTTGCCACGCGCTCAACCTGATTTTGAGGCCATTTTGACAGCTAAAACACAGTGGAAGCTAAAGGAGGAAGTGAGTGGAAAAGCTAAACCGCTTCAACCTTTATTTGTTGCTCCAGATCGGTATCTGTTCAAACTTGGTGCAGTTGGCGTCTACTTGTTGGACAAGTTGTTGGAGCATCTGCCGGACTATGTCTACATTCATGCCAAAAGTTCGATTGACGAGATGCAGTCCCGATTTGTTACCATGTTTTCTGAGGGACCATATGAGATGTCTGATGTTTCTGGAATGGACGCCACCGTGACAGGTCATGCGGTTCAATTGATGGTGCGACTGATGGGTCATTTCAACATTCCGGAGGACCTGATTGAATATTATGTGCAATCAAAGTGTGATTTCAAGACCAAGGCTTATTACTTGAAACTTATGACTTTGACGGGTGAATTGTTCACTTACATGATTAATACAATAAGGACGGGGGCCAAAGAAGCTTTACAATACAATATGCAACCTGGTTGGCCTATGGCTCTC